GATCAACAACTTTAAGTTGATTTACTTTGCTACTTGTTATTAGCATCAGTTGCCTTTAATAATTTTTAGCAATTCATTTCTGTCTAAAATCCTACCAGTGCCTTCAACTTCTGTTTCTTCGTTGTTGCCTGTGTCTTGAGCAATTTGATGATCGAGCCTACGCTTTTTAAGTTCAAGGTCAAGTAGCTTAAGTTTTTTATCTATCTTACTTGATTTAGCAGTAACCGCATGTCCCATTAATTTTGTGGCTGCTTCAAATATAGGAGCAGCAGCTCTTGCATCAACGTTCATACCTAGGTCCATTAAATCTTTAAATGTTTCCATTGCTTTGTCTGCAATGTCGTCCATCTCTTTATCACTGCTACTTAAATCAACAACGCTTTTCATTTTGTCATCAATTTCTTCAAGTTCTTTTAAACTTTCTGCAAGTTCAGCTTGTGATAATTCTTCTGATTCAACAGGGGGTAAATTAAAAAAATTTTCTAAATTCTTTGTCATAACAATACTTAGCGACGTTTACTAGTACCTTTAGTATTTTTAAATATGTCTGATTCAGATATAACTTTAAATGTAATACCTGCACGTTTTGCCCATGCATTTGCTGCTTGCCATTTTGCCATGTTAACTGCTACTGCGGCAACATTTTGTTTGTTCTTTCCTGCAGACTCTAATGTAGTTTGACTGCTAGGTTTAATCTCGACAAGTTCAGTTCGTTGATTGCCATCTTTGTCTTGATAGACAACTAAAAAGTCTGGCACATAAACACTTTGCTTTCCAGTTAAAGGATTGCGATACGGTATCTTAATAGCTTCGCTTGCCCAGTTAATAATGTTAGGGTGGTTGTCACAAAATTGCATAAATGCAAATTCCCAACTTGATCTGTAAGTTGGGGTTTTAGTACCTGCATACTTTTCGGTATTTTTAATTGTATACCTACCTTGCAACCATTTTTTATTAGACATTATTTTCCAATGTTCCTAACAATGTTTGGGTTTGCTTCTGGTGCTATAGCATATCCAAGTTTACTTGTTGTTCTGCGATCGCTATTAAGCAAAGCTAATAAAGCTGCCTTAAAGCTGTCGTTATCATTATAACGTTTAAATTCCTCAATAAAACTTATTGGATTAATTCCACGATTCTGTGAGATTGTCATAATGCTTGCAGTCAATGCTTCTGCTGCAACACGATTACCGCTTGTCTTTTTTAAAAAGAAAGTTAATACAGCATCATATTGTTGACCGCTTACAGGTAGTGTAGTTTGATAATAACCTGAAAAATATGCACTAGTGTTATTATCATCTGTTATCTTTGGTAAATTAGACATATGGAGGCAACCTTGTTCTGCGATCAGTAGTTGGCAATGGTGGATATGATTGTATAAAGTTTTGCTTCTCTGTATCAGTTAATCCTGATGGAACAATTGCATTTACAACTAAGCTAGATAAATCATTTGTAACAGTTGTTTGTAATCCGTTTGAGCTTGGTGCTTGACTGTTAATTTGTGTACCGTTGCTAGTAACAACACCAACAGTTGCTATTCTACCTTGAGTTAAAAATTTATTTCGTCCTGTTAAATCAACTAAACTTGATACATTTTTAATTTCACTTGCAGTTGGAAAACTAAATCTTCTTAAATTTTGTACGCTATTTGCTGCTACTGCTCTAACAGCAGCAACTTGATCAGGACTTATTCTAACTGGTAAAGTTTTAATTTCATTTTGATATGGCTGAATAACTTTTTGTGGTGCTGCTTTTGCAATTGCAGTTTCAATTTGTTCTACAACTGTACCAGCTGGGTTTGCTTTTGCTGGACCTAATGTACTAAACTTTTTATCGTAGTATGGATCACCTTTTTTACCAAAACCAGGAATTTCTTCTGTATTTCCTTCGTAATATAAAACAGTTTCATAATCTAAACGAAGTTGCACTTCCATTGTTTTTGATCCTTCGCTATAGTCATAACGATCAAAATCAAAACTAGTAATTAATGGATTGATCAAACTATACTTTGTATATTTGTGATTGCCCATACTGTAAATATCAACACTTTTAATAAATTTTACAGTTTGATTATTATCTAAACCATAACGATTAAATGGTCTATTTTCTAAATAAGTGTCATCCATTGCCCATGCTTCAGGTGTTACGCCGGCATCAGCAAAATAGTAACTATTATAAGCAACCCACATGTCGCGAATGGTATTCTTTACATCATCATGAAATGTTAAATTGACTGATTCGTATTTTAACTTTTTAGGTAAAACTTCTTTTTTATTGTATTTGTTTAATTCTTCAAACTCAATGTTAAATTTTGGTAGATCAGCATTTTTACACAATACTGATATTGTTTTACTTTTTTCGCCGTTTTGACTTTGCCCTGGTGGATTAAAAACTATTCTTACAAAGAATAAAAATCCAAACTTAGGCAACATTACATAGCCAGCTTCATTTAAGAAGATCCACGAAGCGTGAGTATAATCTCTTAATTTAAAAATATCTGCATTGCCACCATTTGGATTACTGGTAGTAGATCTAGATGCTGGTGATGGATTTTTAGCCAAATCAATTTCCTAAAGTTACTAATTTATTTATAGTCAACAAAAAAGCCCAGCTTTTGAAACTGGGCTTCTTTTGGAGATATAAAGTACTATTAACCTGTAGCAGTTGCGCCTTGACGACGTTCGATTGCAGCACCAACACCAGAACCTTGTGGGGTCTGTAGTGCATTGTCATATCTTAGTGTCATGTTAATTTCAACTGCACCGCTGTCGCTGTAGTTTAACTCGTTGTAGTTTACGCTCTGTAGATAACATCCGTATAGTTCCCATGTTTCAAGAACAATTGGAGTATCTGCGCCGTTGCCGCCGTCGAGCATTTCAATCTTAGTAGTGAACTTGTAAACAATACCAGCCTGTGCTGAGCTCTGCTCGAAGAAGTCAAACTGACGTTGTAACTGCTCGCCTACCATTCTTGAAACAGTTCCAAGAGCATCGTCTCTAATAACAATACTAATGTCGCTCCAACTTGGTTTACCAGCAAGTTTAATCTTACTGTTGTAAACATCGAGTGTTACTTCATCAAAGCTTACTTCAGGTCTTGCAGCACTTACAACTTGTTTTGTAAGTTCTGTTCTTTCAGCAGTTACGCCAAAATTTTCAAATATCACTCTAAAGCGATACTTAAGCTTTGGCATTAGTAGGCCTTGGCTTTGTGCGCTTTGGTCACTTGCCAGTGGCACTGTAAATCTTGTTAAGCTAGCTACGGCCATCGTTATCTCCTATTACCTAAATATTTATGCATTTGATTTACCTTTATACTGCCCTACTTGTAGCAATGTTACCGCTAGCAATTTCACCAGTGTTCTTAATACGTATTGGAATGTAGATGAATTCAATTGCCTTGACAGGTTCAATTGCGATATCAATGTACAATTCGTTGCGATCAATTCTGTCTGGAGTATTGTTTGATTCATCACACACTACTAGATAATCGTAAAGAGCACGCTTTGCAATCAAATCGTTACAGAAGCTATCTACTACACCTTTAATTTCATCTCTAGTAATTTTATCGTTTGGTTCAAACAAGAATGGCTTAACAATCTTATCAAGTTGTGTTCTCATGTAAACAATCAAACGTGCTACGTTAATACGATCAAGTGCTGAGAAATTGCTTGAACGTGTCTTCTGACCGTCAGCAATAATACCGGACACCGGAGTAAATGTTAGAGGGTTAACGTTGTTCTCATAAAGAATATCACGTACACCTTGACGTACACCAACACTTACAAACTCACCTTCACTGTTGAGGTAACCAAGTCTTGTTACGTTATCGAGAACACCACGGCGTGTACCTGCTGGAGCAAACCAAGGATAAGCAGCTTGATCACTGCGTATAATCATACGCAATACTGCGAAGCTTGGAGGCATAGCAACCAAGTTACCTGCAAGATCTGCACCTAGTACGCTTGGATACCAAACGCCTAAATATGGATCTCTAGTTACTAAGCTGTTCTCAGTTTCAACACCTTCTAAGTTACTATTCTGCAACCAACGTGTAAGTGTAGTACCTTCTGTTGGAATACGGAATGGACTGTCACCTACTACGAATGCAGTTTGCTTACGATCATTGTTTAACTGAATCATATTTGGAATTAGCTCAGGATATCCAGGAGCAGCCATTAAGTTAAACTCACGCATTTCTTCACGTATCTCTGTATTTGTGTCAATTGCGCTACGCATTGCTTGTACAATTACATTACGTTGAGCCTTACGGCCAAAGTAAGCATGACCATTTTCTCTGCTGCCGCTAATGCTTACCCATTGGTTAGTTTCTGTTGGAAGAACTTCGCCAGGGAATGAATCAGCGTTATAGTAGTTA